GACAGGTACAACGCGATCAAGGCGGGGAAGCTGTGAGCGAGGCGATGGTGACGGTTCGGATGCCGCTCAGCCACTGGAATCAGATCGTCAGCGACATCGAGAACATGTGCGGCGAGAGCGCGGAGAACATCGAGATCCTCCAGCAGGCCGAGATCCTGAGCACCGAGGCGCCGTCGTGAAGGGGATCTGCGCCAAGCCGGGATGCCCCTGCCAGCGCCCGCTGTCTCCTTGGGCGCAGGAGATCGTGGACCAGTGCAAGGCTGAAGGGCGCAGGGCCACCGATGAGGAGCAGGCTGTTCTCGTCGCTGAGTTGTTCAACCTCGGCGACGCCGCCATCGCAGCATTGGATGCGCCGTGACCAGCCTCAGTGATCTGAAGTCCGGCCAGTGCCTGACGTGGCAGGGCACTGTACGGGCTGCTGTCGAGTCCCACGTTGATGCCCACGGCTACCCGACTACGTTCGTGAAGTTCGAGGACGCCACGTTCGACATGGTGACGGCGATCGAGGTGCTCGAGCATGTCGCGGACCTGGATGGCACTCTCGCCGAGGTGCACCGGGTATTGAGGCCGGGGGGCAGGTTCTGTGTCACTACCCCGAACCGGTGGTTTCCGTTCGAGACCCACGGCCCTGTGATTGCGGGCAAGCGCAGGCGTTCATGGGTTGCGCCGGGGCTTCCGTGGGTGGCTCCGCTGCATCGCAGGTGGTCGGATGCGCGGGCGTTCACGAAGGGTGGGTTGTCCCGTCAGGCGGCCTCTCACGGCCTCACGCTGGTGGGGGTGGAGTGGATGATGCCGCCGTTCGACCGGAACGGGTTAGGGAAGCGCATCCGCCCGTTCACTGACTGGGTGGAGCGGGGACCGTTGGCGTTCTTCGGCATGGCGCTGGTGCTGGTGTTCGAGAAACGGTGAAGACCTTGGCGGTCACTGCTCTACCACTGAGCTACCTCCCGCATGGGTGGGCGCGGAATTGAACCGTCGACACTAGACCGCCAAGGTCTGGAATCGACGATAGCACCGAACGCAGAAGCGGCGCCCACATCCGGACGGGGATGTGGGCGCCTTCGTATGCCTGGGGGTTACGGGTCGAGGTCATCGGTGATCCTGACTTGATCCCTTGGGAAGGTCTGGGGACGCTGAGGAGCGCCCGGCCAGTGTGCCTCCACCTCCAGTAGCAGCAGGCCGAGAGTCGCGGTCTCTGGGATCGCCCATCGGTGGGTGAGGACAGCCCTCGTCGCATCGGTCGGGTTGACCACCACGTTCGCGGTCTCGTTGCTGTCGATCAACAGCGTCGTGGTGCCGCGCATCCTCCCGATCAGCCGCCAACTCACAACGCTGTTCAGGTTCGCGCCCCCGCCCCACAGGTCGATGATGAGGGAGGGTTCCAGGTCGCCCTGCTTGAAACCAACGGTCATGCTGGGCTCCTGACAGTGGCAGTGGCAGACGTACGACGGGCGGTGGCGGTACTCCCCGCGCGGACAGTCGCTGTAGCAGTTGCCCGGCGGGCCGTTGCGGTGGTCCTTACGGCAGGGTCGAAGTGGGGATAGACCTCAGCCGCGCCCGTGAGGGTTGCTGTTGCTGCAAGATCGCCCGCGGCGGGCTTGAGGACGAGGGCTGAGCCGGCCAACGTGACGACGGCCGAGAGATCCCCTGCTGTGACCCTGGTGAGCGTTCCAGCGCCTGTCAGTAGGGCCGTAGCCGAGCGGTCACCTGAAGCCTTGAGGTCCACCAGAGCGGCACCGGAGAGTGTCGCAGTGGCAGTGAGATCACCCGTTCCTGCTGGGTTGTGGATCACCGCGGCAGCACCGGTAAGGGTCGCGGTCGCCGAGAGATTGCCACTGGAAGTCTTCGCCACGGTCGCAGCACCCGTGAGCAGGGCCGTGGCTGCGAGATCTCCGAGGCCCGGCTTGGTTCCTGTCGCAGCCCCTGTGAGAGCAGCGACAGCGGCAAGGGTTCCGACTGCTCCCATCGCAAGGGACGCAGCACCCGAGAGTGTGGCCGTAGCCGTGCGGTCGCCGGTTCCGTTGAGGGCGTTGCGTCTGAGCGCCAGCGTCCACGTGACCGAGGTGCTACCGCTGGCCATCGTCCAGGTGGACGGATCCACTGGGAACATCTGAGCAGTGGTGAGCCCGTCATCCGCGATACCCGTATAGGTGCCGCCGGACAGGGCGAGACCGAACTCGCTGGTGGGGCGCTTCGACCACCCGGCCGGCGGAGTGGCGGTGGTGGTTGCACCGGATCGGTCGGTGCCGATGACGATGACGGAGTCGCCGTTGACCGCGCCATTGCCGGTACCTACCGAGGGGCAGTCGTGGGTCGTGGAGGTGCCGGGCTCCGCGAGGGACACTGCCGCTGAGACATCGCTGTAACCCCGCACCACAAACAGGACGGCTGTCTGCCGGTTCTGGATCGAGTTCAACCAGCCCGAGATGGTCCCGGACTCGCTGCCCGTGCAGACCCGCTTCAGGACCCTGGACCTACAGGACCCGTCGTCGAGAGTCCCGACCAGGGTGAAGGCCTGCGAGGTCGGGTCGGTCGGGGTGGCAGTGTTCTGCATCGTCCACGCGAGGATCGCGAGGTCGCCAGCCTGAACTGTGGGCCAGGTGACCGGAGTGCTGTTGGCGGTGGTGAGCGCGGTGACGTTGCCGCCGTTCGCACTAGTGCCTACGAAGGTGCCCATCGCTCACCTCCGGTAGATCAGGCTGCGAGGGGCGTCAGGGCGGCGGAGTGCGAGGTGAGGGTCAGGGTGTCGCCGGTCCCCACGGTCTTGCTCGCGGTCAGGGCGTACGAGTACAGGAAGTTGCCGGAAGTCAGGGCGTCCCACACGGCGACGTGGGTCACGACCTCGTTGTTCGTGCCCGCCCAGTTCGTCCACGCCGGGAGAGTCGTGGTGATCGACTTCGAGCCGGCGGAAGCAGCGGACCAGGCGAAGATCACGCGGGTCGTCACCGAGGAGGTAGCGGTCGTTCCCGCGGAACCCGGGTCTGCGGTGTGGAGTTCGGCGTACGTGTTCGTCGGGGCAGTGAATGCCGTACCGGACAGCATGTTGAGCCACTTGTTCGCCAGGTTGACGGCGTGAAGACCAGCGGTCATCGGTCGTTCTCCTTCTCGGCCTCTTCGGCCTGTCGGGCAGCGATGTCCGCGGCCTTGGTGACTTCGGCGTCGCCGGTGATGACGAGCTCGTAGCGGGTTTCGTCAGGCATGGCTGGCTCCGGTCAGGTGAGGGCTTGCAGCAACTGCAGCGCGGGGATGAGCGCCCAGAGTGCGAGGCCCGCCGCAACGAGGTTGAAGCGGACCGCGACGTTGAAGGTGGCGAGGACGAAGAACACGAACGCCACCGTCATCAGCAGCAGGTAGAAGACGGTCATGGGTCAGTCCTGCTGGGCAGGCTTGTTCGAGACCGCGGCCACGCCGGCGGCAGTGACGACGCACGCCACGAGGGCAGTGACCCACTCGGAGGTCGTGATCGTGGATCCGCCTTCGGAGCCGACAGTGACGGCCGAGCCGATGAATACGGCGCCGGGGGCAACGAAGCCGACGATGGCTTTCCAGTACTTGGAGATGTTCATGATGACTCCATTCGCGGTCGGCGACCGTCAGGGGTTGGTGGGCGCCGGGGTATCGATGGCGGTCTTCAGGTCGGCGACAGCTTTGGTGAGAGCCGCGTCGTCGGTGACATCCTCGGACTTCACCTGCGCAGCGAGAGCGCCGATGGCGGCGGCCAGTGCCCCGTAGATCACCTCGGACCGCTGGTACCGGGACAGCGACTTCGCCTGGATGTCCTGCACTGCCGCGAGGATCGCGGGTCCTTCTCCTGCCATGTCATCCTCCGGTGGTGTGGTGTGGGTGGCCTGGAACCACGGCACGAGGGTGTGGCCGAACTGCTTGATCCGCTTCGCTCCCGGGCAGTCCTTCGCCACAGGAGTCCAAGGACCTGGTGCACCCCACATCGTGTGGTAGCCGACGCCCGGCGATGTCGCCGAGGCGCACTTCACGAGGGGGAACTTGTGGGTCTGCGACAGCCACAGGAGGAGCTTCTTGATCTCCGCCAACTGGTAGGGGTTCCACTCGTCGGTGGCGTAGCCCTGCGTCTCGATCGACGCATAGCCGTAGAGCTTCCCGTTGCGGAGGAAGCTGTTGCCGTGGAGGTTGGCGTCCGCCTCCCACGCGGTGTCGCGGTACTGCTCAGGCTTGCCGACCTTGGGGATGTGGAAGTGGGATTCGATCCCACCGGACGGGCCGTTGAAGTACCCGAACAGGCTCTTGGAGTTGCCGGCGTCGGTGTGCAGGATCGCACCGATGACAGTGATGCGCGGGTCGTTCGCGCCTGGTGGGATGGGGCGCTGGATTGCCCCAGGGTAGAGCGCCATGGGTCATTTGCCTTCCAGGATGCTGATCTTGGCGTTCGCGCGGGACAGGTCGATCTGGAGTTTCGCGATGACCTTGTTGAGTCGCTCGTTCTCCTTGCGGAACTCTTCGACCATCTCGTTGCTGCGGTCCTGCGCATCGACGGCCAGTTGGGTGTGGATCCGCTGCACCTCGGTGATCTGTGCTGACCGTGAGGTCCGCTCACTGCTGAGTTCGGTGCGGAGCTTCTCGACTTCCCCGAAGGCCCGGGTGAGTTCGGCTTCCAGCCGAACGACCTGGTTGTTGGCTGCTGTGACGACTACCGAGTCTGACTCGGTGTTGACCTTCCGCAGATCGCTCTTCTTGAATGCGAGACGCAGGAGGAGCTGGACACTCCCACCTCCGAGGAGAACGGCGAAGACCTGCAGGACGAACCTTGTGACGCTGTCATCCATCAGTCCTCCGGTCCCCCCGATTGGCAGCGTCTTCCGACCTGTCGGCGGAGTCGCTGGCTTCCTGCGCTGACTGCTTCGACTCCTCTGCGCTGACTGAGGACCGGTCCGCGCTGGCGCTGGACGCTCTAGCTGAGGCGGCGGATTCGTCGTGGTGCTCCTGCGCGCTGATCTTCGCGTCCTCGTACAGCTTCCGGGACCGGTACCAGCAGGCGACGGTGTAGGCGAGCGCGAAGGAGCCGGAGACGATGCCGCCGATACCGAGGCCGATGTAGCAGCAGACTGCGTAGAACAGAAGCCCGAACGACATCAGTTGCAGGCCGACGTATTCGCCGAGCCAGGAGTTGCGGCCGATCCCGAACAGGGTCGTCGCGCCGGCCGCTGCCAGCAGCACTCCCCAGACATGCGGGATGGGCTCACCGGGGAGGACGTTGGTGATCGCCTTGGACACTTCACTGCCGAGAACGGCGGCAGTGATACCCACCGGGACCAGGGCGAGTGAAAGGAACAGTGAGAACGGCGTCACCGCTAATCGGGACTGCCAGCGGAGAAGCCACATTTTCTTCTTCACGAACACCATCACCTCATCCCACTTCCTCTTGCCGATCAGGGCAGGAGCGGCTTGGCCAGTGCAACCCTGATCTCAGCCACCCGCGCCGTCATGTCGACCATCGCAGCGGTGAGCGCATCGTCCTCGACCCCGTTCGCCTTGAGGGCTGCGTCGAGGGCGCGGACTGAGGTCTCCAGGGCGTCGGAGCGCTTCTCCAGCAGCCCACCGTCACGGGCTACGTCGTACCCGTAGACCCCGCGAACGTCCGCCTGGTAGGGGCTGTAGGTCTTCCCGTCACGGTCCTTCGCGGTGAGCGGTGCCGCGTACCAGGACTTGATCCCGTCCGCGACCAGTTGCCTCACCCTCACCTCCTGGGCCGGGGTGAGCGGCGAGGGCTCAGGAGCGGTGATCATGAGATCGTCACCAGATACGTACCCGTCGCGGCCGGGCCGGATACGGGGGTAGTGATGTCCTGATTCTCGACATTGCCGATGATCGCGCAGTTCGTGAATGCGGTTCCGCTGTCGAACCAGAGGCCCTTCTGCTGATTCACGCCGCTACCACCGGTCGGCCCATAGCGACCATTGCTGCGTACGAAGACGTTGAAGCCGATGATCTGAAGCCGGTCGTTCGACACCCGGATCCCCGCTACGTCGGAGGTGTCGCAGACCAGGCCGACCGCGGTGCCGGGAACGCCATCGAAGAAGTAGCCGGTCGAGTCGTCCTGCGACTCATGCCCGGTGATGTTCACCCGGCCGGAGGTGACCCAGACACCGTTGGCGTTGGAGTAGAAGCTCTTATTCCCGATCATCTTCGTGTTGCCGCCGGCAATTCGGTAACCGGTGTCACCGGAGCCGCCGACGTGACAGGTCTCGATGTATGAGTCAGAGGCGCCGTCGAAGTAGACGCCGCAGCCGCCGGTGCAGTCACGGATCTGCAAGTCCTTGACGATGTTGCCGCGGTTATTCGCCGTACCCGTCGAGTGCAGGTAGACGCCATGCCTGTTGGTGCCGCGGAACTCGTCGATGAAGAGATTCTCGATCAAGTGGTCGGAGTCCGGGTTTGTGTCCGGGTAGGTCGACGTGTTCCCCGAAGCGGTCATGTCGAAGTTGATCGCCGAGCAGGTCCCGCCCGAACCTGAGTTGCCCTGGAGGTACATGTCTCTGACTTCACACAGGTGGTCGTTGGCGCTGGCGAGGGAGATCATGCCGGGCTGGTTGCAGGAGACCGCACGAACCTCGGTGCCCTTGCCGTTGCCCATGAGGCTCACGGCGGTACGCATCTTGATTCCGGCTGCACCGATGTTGAATCGGCCACCGGACAACTGCACGCGGCCGATCTGCTCCGCTCCCGCAGGCATCCCGGCATTGCGGGATTGCAGCGGCGCGGCAAGATCGATACCAGCCTGGATCTGCACCTCGTCATTGGTGCCGTCGCACACCAGAGTGTGGGTGGCGTCGGCGGCGGCGGCGGTCTTCCATGCGGCCGGGGAGTCAGTGGACAGTACCTGCACGAACACCGGGCGCGGGGAAGTGGTGAACCCGCCGTGCGTGTGATTGCCCTCGGCGGCGGTGCCAGCAGAGGTGCCGAGGGCAACACTGAGGGTTCGGTTCGCCGCACCGCTACCACCGCCGGTCATCGCAGTACCGGGGGAGATGGTCCACGAGGTCGGCATCGCACCCAGGTCGGCGGTGGAGAGGACCACATGCCCGGACTCGGTACCACCGACAGGGCTGGTGATGTCGATGACGCCGGAGACGCCAGAGGCAGGGAGGTAGGAGGGGTCGACCAGTCCGCTGGCATCCAGGGGCGCGACGCCAAGCGGGTCACCCTTTTCGGACGACGAGATCGGGTCCAGCGCCTCCAATGCGCGGAGGCGGGCGATGTCGTTGATGGGGCGGGCGTACCACCGCTGAGCCGCAGTAACGCCCAGTCCGGCGCCGACGACGTAGATCTCGTCGAGGGTGTCCTCTGCCCAGAACAGGAAGGTGGAGCTCGCCTGCGCCGGGAACAGCCCGGCGGGTGCTGCTCCACCCGGCACCGCGTAGTCGCCGGTGAACAGTGCGAGGTCGGTGACTTGCGAACCTGAGGTGCCAGCGGACCACGCCTCCAGGGAAGCTCCAGGGTTGAGCTTCAGGATATCCACGGTCCCGCTGGGGGATGCGAGGACGGTGGTCTCGGAGACTACGAAGTCGGACGCGCTACCGGCATAGAGGATCTTCGCCATCAGGACTCCTTCAAGGCATGCGGAGGAGACCCAGCGGGCGTGGGTCTAGGGGGTGGATCAGGCGGCGTAGGCGATGTGGCCGCGCAATGTCTCGCCGGCATTCAGGGTCATCGGGCCGAGGTTCGCTGCACCGCCGGGTTGGATGTAGATACGGCAGAGGCGGGTCTTGGCAACGATGAGGACCTTGTCCACATCCCTGGCGGGGCGGTAGCCGGCAGGGATCGCAATGCCGAACTCGACCGGCGTGGGTCCGGTGCCGGCGCCGACCTTGTCCCATTCGAACTGGAGTTCGACCTGGCCGTTGCGGATCCGGCCGTACACCCCACCGGAGAACCCGCCGGGAGAGGGGATCGAGGTGAGACCCCAGCCGGTGTCGGACTCGGCCTTGTAGGTGTCCCACCCGGCTCCGCTGTAGATGAGCGTCTGCTTGGCGTCCGGACGAACGGCGACGGCGCCGATCTTTGCCGATGGCAACTGGGTCGCGCTCGCCAGGACGAACTTGCCCTGGTTGATCCAGTATCGCCGCTCCATCACCGAGGATGCGACGTACTCCGAAGCGGAGGCCGTGGTGAGCATCCCCTGCCGGAGAGGAACCTCCCAGACAACCCCCGCCGTCTGAGTGACAGCCGGAGGCACCCCGGTCCCGGCGGTCCCGGCCTTCATCTCGAAGGTAGTCAACCCTGTGGACCAGTTGAACTTCGCGATCAGGAGGTCGATGCGGCTACTGCCGACCAATGCAGCTGCTGCAGTAGCGTTCGTTGCCACAGTCAGCTTCGACAGAACGCCAGGCGCCCAGACGGAGCCAGGCTGCACCAGCATCGTTCGCTGCCCGGAGACCTTCGCCGCCGACAGCGACGAGTCGTTGTACTCACCGACGACACCGTTGTCAGCGACCCCGGTGAACATCTCCGAGAAGTCGACTTGATCGACGGTGCCGGTATACCCGGCGGAAGTGATCGCCATCAGGTCTCCCTCTCACGCTTGTTGATCTGGGCACGCAGTCTGCGGAGCTCCAGGTAGACGGCATCGGTGCGTTTCGCGGCCTCGAGGTTGCCGATGATCGGCTTCACATCCACCCCGTCATCTACGGAGTCGGTGATCGTGACCTCGCGGACGATGTCCGTCAGGGTGACGGTCGGGAACAGTTCCGTATCCACCACGTCGCCGAGGTGATAGGTCTCCCCAAATCGCATCGACTCGGTCTCCTGTGGAACCACCGAGAACGAGTAGGTGGGGGTGTTCTCCATCAGGTGATCGATGCCCTCTTGGTACCGCTCCGGCTGAGTGTCGGCCGAGGACTCGATGAAGGTCTCGGTGATACCCCATCCGGTCTCCGACGTGGAGACTCTCCCGAGGGTGTACTCCCGGGCCAGCCGTTCCCCCGGGCCGCCGATGACAACCCGCGTGGCGTTCGGGCCTTCGTTGACGAACTCCCAGTCCCGCAGGTTCCCCAGCGAGCGGGAGAGCCGGACGGGCTGGACCGCCGGCACGTAGATGTCGAAGACAAGTTCGCTGCCGACCTGCTGCAGCGACAGCCCGATACCAGCGGTACCCGCGAGTTTCGCGCAGGTCTCCAGGACCGTCTTGAATCTCGGCGCATCACCCAGGACCGCGCCGCGACCGAGGTCCGTTGCGACCGTCAGGCCCGGGACGGGCTGGCGGGTGACACAGTTGCGGGTCACCCAGTACTTCACTGCCGTCTCGGCGTTGTCGCCGATGAAGTCGCCGAACGACGGCTGGGTGAACGCCACTCCATCCGCCGGGAAAGTAGCCAGCGGGTTCGGGAAGGCGAGCCTGCGATCCAGCCACACGAGGTCGCTGTAGCCGTAGACCTCGACCTGATCCTCTACGCCCTGGCGTGAACGGCGCACTCCCCAGACGGGGCCGGACAGGATCCGGGTGCCGCGGTAGTCGATCGTGATGCGCCGGCCGAGCGGGGTGAGGAGATCCACCCCACCGTCGCTGAGGTTCATCGTGAACTTCCACGACCCGACCTGGTTGTGCCGGAGAACCACTTCGGAGGAGACGTACGACCCGACCCGCCCCATCTCCACGAACGGGTTGACCGTGCCGTCCCACACCTCGATCAGGAACGGCGAACGGGGAACGAAGGGGTCCGCAGGGGGAACGGTGACCGTGACCGAAGCATCCCCGGCGAGCGTGGCAGTAGCAGTCCGGTTGCCAGAGGCGTTACGGGCCACACTGCCAGCACCCGTCAGGGTCGCCGAGGCAGTGCGATCCCCAGTTGCGAGTCGAGCAGCCGTTGCCGCACCAGTGAGCGTTGCAGTCGCGGTGCGATCGCCGGTCGCCTCGAGGATCGGGGCTAGCTCGAGCAGAATCACTTCCGCCGACGTGGACCCGACCGCGACAGTCCAGCTAGCAGGAGTGAACGGGGTGGTCCCGTGCGTTCCGGAAAGGTCGTCGGCGACGTGCACGAGAATGCCGCCAGTGCCGAGGGTGCCGAACTCCTCCCGCAGAGTGAACCCCGCGGGAGGCGTCACGGTCGTGTTGCCGGCCGAGACCCGGTCCATGTAGATGATGACGAACCCGGACCCGACGCGCTGGGGAGTGATCGCAGGAGAGGCGTGAGTCGTGACCGCCGTACCGGAGGTCTCCGCCTGGCTGACAATCTGCTGAACGTCCGAGTAGCCGTTGTAGGCCACCAGCGCACCGACCTGCCGCGCACCGGTGGTTGTGGTGAGCGTGACGGCCCCGGACTCGGAGCCGGTCATGGTGGTCGGGATCCGCTTGCCGACGACGGCGCGGAGGTTCGTGTCGGTCAGGTCTGCGATGTTGGTGAACCCGGCGTCCATCGTGCCGGTGTTCGTGCCGTCCCCGTATCCGTGGGCGAGGATCGCGAGATCATCACCCGAGTGGGTGGGCCATACGACGTCGGTGAGAGCGGTGACGCTGGTGGTCAGTGCGCTGATGTCACCGGCAACGAAGGTGCCCACTACCAGGCCCGCCAGAAGTTGGGCGTGAACGCGACCTCAACCTTCGTGGTCGGGTCCGAGCCGTTCAGGGTCAGGGCGATCGGGGTGGAGGCGGAGTACGGGATGGGCGCTGTGTTCAGGGTGGTCGCCTTCGCGAACTTGTTCACCCCGAGGTCGTTGACGATCGTCAGCCGCTTCGGATGGGTGTCGATCTCCACCCAGTGCCCACCAAGAACAGCCTCCGAATAGACGATCTGCACCCCACCCACCGACAGGACAGCGGAGGTGAACGGCCCGTAGAGCTTCCACGCTGGCCACGCATCCACATCACCCGGGTTCGTCACCACAGCGTTGCCGGTGGTCTGCGAACTGCTCACGTAGAACAGCGGTGCTTGAGTACCGACACCACCGCCATAGAAGTTCACCTGGTCTGCGGAGTCGAACGTCAGGACGATCGGGTCGGCGTAGTAGTACGGCTGCTCCGCCAGCATCTGCAGCTGGTGGCTGTACCAGTAGAGGGCGTAGTCCGATGACTCGAACTCCTCGTCAGCACCGCCCATGTACCGCAGGTCGATGTAGCGGCGGTTTCCCGCGGGGTCGGCGACAGTCAGGGTGCCGAGCTTCTCGGGGCGCAGCGTCGCCATGAACTTCGCCTGCTCTGCCCGCGCCTCGGTCGGAGTCGAGCCGGTGACGAACACTGGGAACTTGAACGGCCGGCCAGGAACCCGGTAGCCGTTCCACACCGCGCCGTCAGTGGTAGCCGACTCGGTGAAGAAGTGCTGCACCGGAGGCATACCGAACCCGGCGCGCCCGTAGCGCTCCATCGTTGCCTTGGAGTTGCCACCCTGGACATCCCAGGTGTCGCCGTTCCAGCCCGTCCACGTCAACGCCAGGAGATCGGTGGCGATGTATGACGGCGGAGCAGTCGGGGGAGCGGGTGGGGTGACGGTGCCGGTGTTGACGACGATCGGCATGTCAGCCCCCGATTCCGTATGACTGGGCGGACTCGCGGGCGACAGCCTTGATCTCGGTCCGGACGACCTTCTTCACTCCGTTGCCGAGGTCGATCGGGATGGTTGCGTACAGCACCGTGTCGCCGAGGTTCACCGAAGGTGCGCGGCTCGTTGCGGCAGGCATGGCGGTCTGCTGGAACCGGCCGGAGTTGATCGCCTCCAGTAGGGCGAGGTTGCCTTGGACCTTGCTGGCCTGGACTACGAACTCACCGGTCGCCATCGCTCGCATGTGGTTGTCCACGGCAGATGGAGCGCCAGGGATCAAGCCGCCAGCAGAGGAACCCGGCTTCTTGATGCCCTGCGGGATACCGCCGACGCTCCCGCTCTGGATCATCTTGATGTAGATGTTCTTCTGAGACGGGAGGTTGTTGATAGCGCCGCTCAGGTTCAGCACCTGCTGCCTGGCCGCCGCGGCACCAGTTACGGACACCCCGGTGGTCTTCTGCTTCGGCAGAAGATTGAGGGCCCCCTTGTAGGTGTCGACCTTCGCCTTCGCGGCCGGGGCAGTGTTCGTGACCTTGGTGTCGGCCTTCTTCGGGATGTCGATCAGCGATGTCGCGTACGCCTCGGCCTGCTTCTTGGTCAGGCCCATCTGCATCGCGACCTGGATGAAGGAGGCCCGCGCCGAAGCTGACGCCTTCACTGCCCCGCCATACCCCGCAGTGGACTTATAGATGGCGTCGGTCTGCTTGTTGGCAGAGTCGGCGATCTCCAGCAGTGCGGTCTTGTTGGCTCGGCCCTCTTTGGTGTTGATGTTGAGGGTCTTGCCGTTCTCCTTGATCCCCTCAGTCGCATTGTCGAGTGCGGCCTGGAAGGAGATCTGCGAGCCAGCCAACTCCAAGGCCGCCCCTGAGGCGAGGTGCATCTTGGAGATGATGTCGTCGAGGCTTTGCGCCTCGGCCTGAAAAGCTTCAGCCGCCTTCTTTGTCGCCTCGGCAGTCAATTCCTGGGCGGTCTTGTTCTCCGAAGCACCTTCGGCGGCGAGCTTCTGGACACGCTGAGCCTCGGTCAGTTGCTTGTTGGACCCGAGGAGTTCTTCCTTCAGGGCCGCAGCCGCGATGCCCTGCTGGGTCAGGTCATAAGCGGCCTGGGTGGTGACGGGGCCGTTGGTCTTGCCGGCCTCGATCATCGCATCCAGTTGCCGGGTCACGGCTTCAAGCGCGGGCGCGTTGCCCAGTGCCGCGCTCGTGATGGTCGAGAGGCTCAGGCCGAGATCCTTGGCCTTCTGCGCCATCCCGTTCTGGGCAAGATTGTTCGACACGTAGGCACGGGTGTTGCCAGTGATCGCGCCGGTCTGCTCGTCGAGGGTCGCTCGGAGATCGTCGGCCTTCTGCTTGGCCTCGGCGTTGCGCTTCGAGAACGCACCATAGATAGCAACGGCGGCGACGAGAGCCACACCGACAGCGCCCATGGAGAGCGTGAGACCCTTGCCGACCCGACCGAGCCCTTGCCATGCGGCCTTCAGTTCCCCGGCTGCGGTGGCGGCCTTCAGGAGGCCCGCAGCCGACAGGCCGCCGACGGCGGCGATCCCGGCCAGAGCGGTAGCGCCCTGCTGTACCCAGCCAGGGAGTTCCGCGAAGCCGGTGACTGCCGCATCCACGCCCTGAGTGAGGGCACGGAGAGCATCGTTGGCTCCGGAACCAGCCTTGATGAGGGCCGTGTCGAACGCCCCACCGAGGCGCTCCAGGTCACCCTTCAGGTTGTCCGTCTTCAGGGCTGCGGTCTCAGCGGCATACCCGGTGTCATTGACCTTCGTCGTCCAGTCCGAGATCCCCGCCGCGCCGTTCTTGTAGAGGACGTTCGCGGCGCGGATCGCGTCACTGCCGAAGATCGTCGCCAGTGCCGCGTCGCGCTGGACGGGAGTCAGGTTGCCGAGCTTTGTCTTCAGCTGTTCCGCAAGGGGGGCAAGGCCGACGAAGTTGCCCTGCGTGTCATACGCCGCGAGACCGAGGCTCTTCATCGCCGAGGCAGCTTCGACGCTCGGGTTCGCGAGCTTCAGCAGCATCGTCTTCAGCGACGTGCCCGCGTCGGAGCCGATCAGGCCCGCGCTCGCGAACGCCGCAAGAGTCCCGGTGGTCTCCTCGAGCGAGAGGCCCATCTGGGCGGCGACCAAGCCGCCCTGCTTGAGGGCCATGGCCATGTCCGACACTTCACCCTGCGCCTTGCCGGCGGCGGCGGCGAGGAGGTCAGCGATATGCGGGACATCCTTACCCGACAAGCCGAACTGGGTCATTGCCGTAGCAGCAATCTCCGCTGCGGCGCCGACATCCAGAGATCCGGCTGCAGCGAGGTCGAGCGCGCCCTTCAGGCCACCGCCGAGGATGTCCTTCGTGGACACGCCCGCCTTGGCGAGGTTCTCGATCGCACCCGCTGCCTCGGTGGCGGAGAACTTCGTCTTCGCGCCAGCATCCAGCGCGGCGTCACGAAGCTCCGCCATGTTGCCGGCAGTCTCGTGGGTGGCCGCCTGGACATGTGACATGGCCTCGTCGAAGTCAGCGAACCGCTTCACCGCCAGGGCAACCACAGCACCAGCGGCGAGACCTACAGCGCCGAACCCGCGCGCCATGCCGTCCAGATGGGCCTTGTTCTTCTTCGCGCCATCAGCGACGGAGGTGCCGAAGTCCTTCGCCTGACGACTGGCCTCCCGCAGGCCCGCGACGAACCCCTCATTGCGGAGGGTCAGCTTGACTGCCGCGGTGCGATCGGCCATGGCTCCTCCTCAGGATCGTCGTGTGACCTGCCAGAGAAGGGCCTCAGGCTGGGCGACCAGCGGCTTACCCGTGCGCTCATCACGTTTCAGGAAAGGCTCCTGAGCCTGTAAACGGGCAGTGCACTTGAAGCAGCGAAGGGGGAGCTCGCCATGCCACTCGTCTTCGTGCTCAGGGTCGGTCGTCTCGTCGATCTGCCCGGCGCAACCAGGGCATTGGTTCTCGAGCAACTCTTCGTACGCGAGCACCCCTGCCTGCTCGTCCTCGTCGAACTCGACATCGCGAGTGACGATCGTGTAGCCGGCGAGCTTCCCGTCCGGGGTGAAGTGCTCATGCCGCTCGGTCGGCTCCCAGCCGAGGAGGCGTTTCCTACTTACTCCGTAGGCTCGGGCTGCGGCTCGCTCGCGACGGAGTCCGGGCGAACTCGCGTAGCGAGCGCGGAGAAAGGGACGCTCACATCCCCGTTGACTTCCTTGACCGCCTGAGCCAGGCGGTCCCACTGTCCGTCCGTGACCTTCTCGAGGAGCGCATCGCGCGTCTCGTCGCCGATCTCAGGTGCCGCCCAGGACGCGGGGACGGCTTCCTCGAAGATCTTCGAGTCATACAGGTAAGTGAAGGGATCCGCATGTGGATACCGGGCCTTCATGTCAGACCACTTCCGCCGCGGCATCTGGCGGATCGTCACCTTGACAATGGAATCCAAGGCGGACTGCAGCAGGACATCGATCTTCGCGCCGACCTCGATGGCCTCGGGGTCTCCGGCAAGCGTGTCTGCATGCTCGCGGATCTCAAGCAACCGGGCCTCGAGCACCTCGATCTGAGCCTGGACTTGCGGCTTCGTGACGAGGGCGACGACCTTCTCCGCAGGCGCGAACTCCTGCACGAGCTTGCGGATCCGCATTTCTTCTTTGCTGGTCACTCTGGCTCCTTCTGGCTCTAACTCTGGCTCTGAGGTCATGCAGACTCCGCCGGTCCGAGCCAGTTGGACCGGCGGAGTCGTCGAGGGATCAGGCGACAGCGACAGCGTCCAGCTGGGGCTGCGAGGTGACGTAGGCGTGCGAGGAGAACTTCACGCCACCGTTCGCCTCGGTCGGCAGCGGCTTGCGCTCGCCGAAGGTCACCGGGAACACGATGAGCTTGTCGGCTGCCGTGTAGGCGGTGGTGACAGCGACTCCGTAGCGGACGACGAGGTAGCCGGACAGGCCCCGGAGAAGGGTCGTCCACGCCTTGTCGTCGACCGTCGCAATGTGACGGAAGCAGGTCAGGTCGATCGCGTACTTCGCCCGGCCGGGGGACTCCGCGTCGAACGTCTCACACAGGGCGGGCAGGGACACCACGGCCTCGTCGACCGAGATGTTGAAGCCGTCCGCCGTGATGAGGCACTCCAGCGCCACCGAGGAACCGGCGGTGAGTTCCGAAGAGACGTCCGGGGCTGCGAGGTTCGCGATCGTGACCACGTAGGTGACCTTGACGTTGCCATCGGCCAGCATCTTCGCCATGAGTTACTCCTTCTCGTTACTGGCCGTGGATACGGCTTCGGTCTGGCTCGTCAGGTTCTTCTTCGGTTTCGGCTTGTCCGGCACCGGGCCCTCGTCGATCTCCCAGTCGTAGAACATCGGCATCGCGGCTCGCGGGAGGGAGGCGATCGCGCCGGTGAACTTGTTCTTCGCCCGCACGAAGTCGGACATCAGGCGCTGACCGCGTACAGGGAGACTGAGGCGAAGGGGACTGCGGAGATGTTGATCAGTCCTGTCACCGGGTCGGCGATGTCAGCGGGCAGGAGGAACGTGCCCATCGCGCCTGCCGTGATCGACGTCCCGGTGATATCCGGGTTCGCGGGGCCGTATTTCGTGTTGCCGGGAACGACGATCGTGAGCACCGTGGCACTCGCGTTGTCGTTCTCCACGATCAGGTTGATCGGGCGGCCTCCGGGGGCGATCGTGTCCCCTCCCGTTGTCGCGGTAGTGGGGGCCATGACAGCGCCGTTGATGGAGGGCGTGACGACAGGGACAACAGCCATTGGGGGGCTCCTTGAATACGAAAGCCCCTTGCGGGGCGGGCAGGTCAGGCAGGGACAGCGGTGAAGCGCCAGGTGGCGACCGCGTAGAACACGGCAGGGTCTACGTCGTCGTCACGGCGAGGGAGGTTGGAGAACAGGTTCTTGATCGTGTTGCAGACCCAGCCCGGAACGGAGGGGCGCTTGCCCTCGACCAGTTCGCGGACCCGATCGAGCTCCAATCCAGCCTGCTCTCGGGTCTCTCCGATACAGGTCGTCTGGATCGTGATGACGACACCATCAGGAGATCCCGCGAGGGTCTCCCGCTCAGATGCTCCAGGGTCGGCGTAGCCCACTGTCCGCGGGAGTGCAGCGAAGTTGGGGGACTCCGCATCGTCGAGCAGGATCCCGCCATCCGTGAGGAGGAAGAAGAACCCCGCGATGTGCGCCTCAGCCATCGAGGAGCTTCCCGGCGGCGTCTTCTACCGCCTTCTGGAACTTCGGCGACTCGGCGTCCAAGGGGCCGTTGATGTTCAGGACCGGGCCGTTCTTCGAGGTGCCGAAGTAGAGGATGTTGCCCAGTGCACCCTGCGTCAGACCCTTGTCCGGGCCGATCTCCGCCTCGATCCCACCGAAGTGAGCCTTCACGTCATGGGTGATCGAGTTGGGGAAGTGCGGCGAGTGAGCGTGGCCTTGGGCGTCGGAGCGCATCGCTCTCTCGACAGCGGCAGCGGACTTCTCGACCGCGGCCAGCAGGGGTGGCACGGACTTGCCCGCGATCCGGCCGAGGTCTGCGCCAAGGGCCAGCACTTCAGAGGTGTCGAACGTCATGACTGGACCTCCTCGACTGCTAGCCGGCGGGCCGTCATGAATGACTTGTGGACCAGGGACACGACGCGGAACCTTCGACCCACCAACTGCGGGTCGAGTCCGGAGGACGTGATGGTGATGACGTCGTCAACGGCGGCAGCCGGGGCCGACATGGGGAGGTGAAGTTCGAATCGGGTCCGCATCACTACCCGCTCGGCGGCGTCATTGGCGTTGCCGATCGTGTCGGTCGTCTGGACCTTCGCTATCCCTGAGTACTTCAGAGCGCCTGGAGTGACCGGGTATTTCCGGGTGGTCGTGTTCAGCGGACCCTTCACATCCGGGCCCCTGAGTTCCGCGGCGTCGATCATGTCCGCTTCAGCTCGCTTGCGCCCGCGCAGGAGACTCCCTGCGGCGCTCACTGCAGCTCGCTAGTGACGTACACGCCACCGCCGAACCGCTGAGCCAGCCACGCCTTCGTGGCCGCGGGTAGCTCGAGCAGGGTCTGCATGTGCAACTCGGAGAACTGCACCCGTTCGGTGTGGTCGTCGATCGTGAACGATGACGACACCACGTTGGCCGGCTGGGACAGAAGCGAGTCGTCCGACGCCGCCTCGATGCCGATCTTCGCGAGATCGGCGCAGAGGCTGACGATGTCCGCGGGGACCTCGACGTATCCATGGGTGTAGGTGACGCTGACCTCTACGGGGACGCAGAGGTCGAAACGCAAAGGACGCTGGTAGGTGAAGGTCCCGAAGTTCCAGCCCCAGGGATGCCAGAGCATCCCGCCGACGAACTTCCAGTCGGTGAACGCCACCCCGTCCATCAGGACTGTGGTGACAGCCGTGACGGGGCCGGGGAGAGTCAGCCAGCGGCCCTGTGGGGCCAGTAGCTTGACCGTTGAGGTCTCCTCGGAGATGGTGCTGCCTGCGGCCTCACGGATCACCGTGGAGGCTGCATTGAGCATCATCGTGACGAGCTCTGGGTTAGCGGAGGTGTCGACGCACTTCACTTCGAGGTCGGTCGTCGTAGCGAGCGGAGCTAGAGCCATGACGACCGCCTCTCGGTGTTGGGTTGATCAGGAGAACAGGCCGCGGATGACGCCGTGCGACGCCTGGTTGCCGTACTTCAGGCCGATCTCGCCGTAGATCTGGGTGTTGTCCGAGGCGCCGGTCTTCGCGAGCGCCTCTTCGAACAGGACGCCCTTGCCGGGGATTGACAGGAACACCGGGTCGACCTGCTCCAGCGACACCACAGCGAGCGCGTCGGCGGGGAGTTGGCGGTCGATCTTGATGTTCAGCGTGCCGAAGTCGGTGACGAGGGTGTCCATCGAGACACCGCCGACGTTGCGGGTGCCGGCCAGCAGGCCAGCGGTCGAGGAGTACGCGGTGGCGTAGGCCTTCGACAGTGCCCGCTTCACGCCCGAAGAGGTGAACAGGGTGGCGGTGCCCTGCTCGGAGATGCCACCGTTGTCGAAGACCGACTGCAGCAGTCCACCGAGCATGTCGGGGGTGATCAGGGTGGCGGCCTTCAGGCCGTAGTACGACACAGTGGCGGTGCCCACGGTGATCGCGGTTCCGCCCTTGGTTGCGGCGATCTTGAACGAGACCGTGGTGGAGACCGACTTCACCCAGTAGGCGCGGCCCGGCACGATCGTGGTGGAGGCGCCGACGTCGGTGAAGACGACCTTGTCATCGGCCACGAGGTTGTGCGTCGCGGTGATCGTGTCCGTCGCAGCGGAAGCACCTACGGTCAGTGGGTTCGTGGCGTCGGCGACCTGCGCGTTCGAGGTCATCGCGCCGAGAAGACCCTGGGTGGCGCGGGCGGTCGCGTTGGTGGTCGGGACCACCTTCGTGCCGTTCCAGAAGACGTAGTTCACGTCCCGCGCGATCTGCTTGAGCGCGTTCATGATCTGCCACGTGTGCTCGTTGATCACGACGTCTTCGCCGGCGTTCTGATTGAACGGGGCCGACTGCACGGTGGCGTACTGCCCGGTCGCAGCCGACTTCGTGTACGAGGTCGAGACGGCCTCGTGGAAGATCTGGCACACGTTGACCACGTTCGCCCGCACGCGCTCTTCCGCGGTCGGCGCGGCAGCACCCTCCAGGCGGGGCCGGGAAGCGGCATCGCGGAGGTCGTAGGTCTGCCACTCGAACGAGGTCGAGTCGACCTGCCCGCCGCCACCGACGCCACCAGCCGCAGACAGGAGCGGGGTGTCATCAGGGGTCAGTCCGAACAGTTCGCCGTGGTAGTTCGGCAGGTTGAAGGTGGTACCGAGGCCGGTGATTCCGGACATGGTCTAGCTCCTTACTTGGATGCAGCAAGATCTGCTGCGCGCCTCTGTTCGAGGGCGATGGCTAGGGCGTGATTGCCGGCCTTGCGAGCCGCTACGATCTTGTCGGCGATGTCAGTGGAGACCTCGTTGCGAGGTCCGCCGTCGCCGTTGCCCTGGAACCTCTTGCCTTGCGCAGCCAGGTAGGGCTTGGTCTTGATGAGGTCGTCGATGGCGGCAGCGACAGCCTTGCCGTCGACCTCACCGTTCTCTCCGACCTCGAACTTCGTCAGATCCAGGTACAGCAGTGCATCTGCCGGATCTGACAGCTTCGTCGCCGCAGCGACCCGGACCTCAGCCTTGAGGATCCGCGTGTTCGCGAGACCCAAGGCGTCGTCCTGGACCTTCTGCGCCGCTACTTGCGCGGCGTGCTCCGCTTCCTTGCCTGCGGCCTTCGCTCGCTCGGCGGCCAGTTCAGCCTGCGCTGTCTGCGCTGCCTCGCGTGCGGCGTTCCGTTCGGCCTTCATGGCGTCGAGAGCCTTCTTGCCGGGATCGCCAAGGTGCTCGGCGCCGGGCGGATCGGCTTCGACCACGGGAGCCGGGGGAACGGCCGGGGGTGCGGGTACTGCCGGCGGCCCACCTGCAGGAGGGGCCGGGACAGGCGGAGCTACGGGTGGTGTGGTCATGCGGGTGATCTCCCTTGCGGAGGTCGAACCCAACGCCTTGCGCGTCGGGAAGCTTTACAGGATGTAGCCGAACTTCTTCAGCGACCGGAGAGCGGCGGCCTGGTCGTCGCCCGCGGAGCGGTAGACCTGCTCCGGTGTCGGGCGGACCCTGATTCCGGTCCCTCGGCGAGTGGTCGAATCGCGGGTGAGTTTGTGACCGGCGTCGTCCATGTACTGACCGCGCCGGGCGTTGATGACCCGGTTTATGTCGGCGCCGTCCGTTATGGCCTTCCGCTCGGCCTGTGTGACGCCGGTGACATGCCCCCCGTCAAAGAGGGCCTTCGGGTCGGTGCGGACATCCCCGACGACATCCTCACGGGTGGGGATGTGCCTGCAGAGGCAGTGAGGATGTCTCAGGAAGCCCGAGTTCCAGCGGAAGAACTTACCGGCGAGGATCGCGCAGCGAGGACAGCAGGGCGAGTTGACCATGCGAGTCCAGCCGACCTGCTGACGTGTGGCGATCGACAGTCCAACTGCTACTCGCGCAGCGTCTGCGATCTGCGTGACCGCCATCAGTTCGAGCGCGTGCTGCGTACCGGCCTGCTCGAGCAATGACCCGAGCGGTCGACCGTCCGAGGCGATACCCGCGAGTGAGTCCGTGTTCACCGAGCCATCGGCAGGAGCGTCGATGTTCTGCTCGGCGAGCATGAGATCCACGCTGTTTGCTCCGTCGCGGGCCGCGTGACCCTGGAGGATCGTGAGTGCGGGGAGCATGCCCTTCGGGTCTCCGAGGAGCCATGCCCTGCGAGCGGCGGCGAGACCGACCGTGACGTAGCGCTGCTGCTGCAGGAATGCAGCCTCAGCGGACCTGAGCACCGGGGACACCCGGTTGGGCCGGCGGAGTTGAGCCAGGCGCCGGAGGTGTCACGACGGACTTCAGAGCGGCCTGCAACACCGGGTCAGTACGTTCCTTCTCCAGCATGACTTCGAGTTCCGCGAGCTGCTTCTGCGTGTAGCCGAAGCGGTACTTCGCGATCCACATCAGCGGGAAGCCGGTGGCCTTGTCCTTCGACGCCGCGTCGGCCATCTGCGCTTCGGAGCGGATCTCGGGGTTGCGCCACTGGACCTGTCCGGTACGGCACGCATCCGCTAGATCCTTCTTGCCCTGCACCAGAGCGATTCGCCGGAACACGCCACGGATCGCGGGGGTGTGGAACTCGTGAGCCTCACGGACCTTCATCGCCAGCGGGGTCTCGGTCGCGGTCAGGGTCTCGCCGTTGACGTTGCCGAGCTCACCGACGATGTAATGGATGGGGGTCTTCGTCTGCGCCGCAAGGTGCTTCACCGCAACATTGATGACCGCGGTGAAGACGTCGAGTTTCGCGGCGTCCCACTGGCCGATCGAGCCACCTTGGCCGGTGAGCCAAAGCATGCGGCCCTTCTGTAGGGACTCGATGTCGACCGGCTTGTCGCCGATCTTCACGCCGTTCTCGTCGAGGATCGGCATCTTCGGTGGCTCGAGGCCCATCACTACACGGGCGGGCATGCTCGCGTAGTCAGCGGCTGCGAAGAGGTACTTCCACAGCATGTTGATCGCGTCCTGCATCGAGACCGTGCCCTCGATGTCACTGACGGGCTTCCCCCCGAGTTGCGGCCGGTTCAACACTTCCTGAACCGGGAGGATCCCCAGCGGGTTCGTGATCGGCCACGTGTCGTCGCCGGTGAACTGCCGCTGCTTCCACCCACCCGGGGCCAGGTCGTTCGTGGTGGAGACGATCAGGAGACCGCTTGCCGACACACCGTTCACGACCTGCGAAGCGATACGGGAGCGCTCGAACTTCCACACCTCGTCAGCGGTGTAGAGAGTCGCCAACTCCCGGTCGTCGTCCAGCCACGCCTTCAGGGCGTAGCGGGACTGCCGGGTAGACGGGTCGTAGTCGACGATCACCTGGGACGGGTGCTCCCACGTGACGACAGGATTCTCATCCTCGTCGCCCCACACCAGAACGCTGGAGCGGCGGGCTACCCGGGAGGTGAGGAATCCCTGCGACGCCTGTGAGGGCATCTCGTTGAGGTCCCACTGCCGCCAGAGTTCCTTCTCCTCGTCGGACTCGGTCTCGTCGTCGTCACCGACCCGGAACCCGTCCAGCGCGGTGCGCTCACCAGGAGCCGAGGCGACGACTCCGCACCAGTTGTCCGACCAGCCCTTGAATCGGGTCGCGTGGTCCTGGGACCACTCTTCCGAACCCAACCGGAGGGGATGCTTGCCGTCGGCGTAGTTCTCGAACTTGCTGATCTCCGGACGGCGGTTCTTCAGCCGGCCGTACAGGGCGTCAGCGGTCTTGAGGGCTTGCACGGCGGTCAGTGCCACAACACCCTCCTCACCGGACGTAGACGTAGGCCTCTTCGGACTTCCACCCGTCAGCAGCAGTGACGTCCCCCGCGGCCTCGTGGCAGATGATCGACGCCACACAGGAGTCGATCTTCTGCTGCTGAGAAGCCTTCGCGAGGACGTAGCGCTGATTGGGGCGTGGTGCTTTGCGGGCGTTCCGGACGTGGATCTTGGTGATCGCACATCCGTCGTGAGTGAAGTCCGAGTCCGACTTCGCGACGTCGGTCAACATCCGCTCGGCAGCGGCATGCATCTGGACCGGGCGGTACGTCTCCCAACGGATGACCCGCTTGTCGCCGTACGTCTCGGCCAGGGCATCGGCCTCGGTCTCCCAGTAGGGAGGATCGATGTAGGCGCGGATGACATCGAAGTACTCGAAGATCTCGTCGATCGCGGCACGGACCTCGAGCCGAGGCACCCTGCCGTTGTAGGAACCCGGGCTCCAGATCGTCGGCAGCCCGTCAGGCCCGAAGGTCGGGGTGAACTGGTACCCGTCGCGCGTCTCCGCGCGTAGAGCGGTCCAGTCATCCACGTCCGAGCCGTCGAAGCCGACCACGATCTGCGTCCCTCGAGGAACGACGCGCCTCTTCGCGCGTTCGTCCCACTTGGCGCCGTCCATCCACGAGCCCATACCGGCGACGATGCGGTTGCCGTAGTACCGCTCTGCCTGACCGGGGTCGGTCTCGATCAGTTCGGCGGCCTCGGCGAGCATCATGTCGACGCTCGCGTGAGGTGAGCCGGCGTAGTTGAAAGCAAAGATCCGCCGGCGTTCCGCCTTGTTCGTGAAGCTCAGACTCGCGGGCGGGGGTTCGTAGAACTTGAAGACGTCCTTCGCCTGACCCTCGTGGGTGCGCTGGGCAACGGACTGCTCCGAGGGATCCCATGGGTTCGTGGTCTCCATCGACCGGCCGCCCATACCCGCGACACCGCGGCGCATGGTCTCGGCGACCCGGCGCATCTTGTTCGTCTCGGTGTATAGCTGCGACTCGTCCTGGAGGCAGAAGATCGTCGGGTTGCCGAGCCGGGACTGCGCCGACGAGGTGACGACCTCGACGATTCCGTCCTCGTTGACGCGGATGAAGCCCTCGCGGACCTTCATCTGACCCGATAGCCGGTCGTGTCGCGCCATCGCCTTCAGGTGACGGTAGACGTTGTCGACCTGGTCCTCGGACGTCGCGAGCAGCTGGATCAGCGGGGTCGGCCAGGGCATGCCCTTCGGCTCGCCCGGTCGGTAGGTGTAGCGCCACCCGCAGTGGCAGCCGTGGTCCTCGCAGTCGTAGACGTCGCCCTCTTCGGCCCAGCCGGCGAACAGCACCGGTCCGACCGCTTCGGCGCAGACGATCGTCGCCGACCACGGGCCCTTGCCGGTCTTCTGTGGCCCCACGACCTGGGAGCGGCGGTAGAAGAACGCAGCACCACGGGTCGGGTAACCGTTGGCGTCGTACGCGACAGCGTCAGGCTTGACCCGGTAGTGGTTGAGGGTGCACCACAACTGCCAGTCGTACATCTTGAACGGACTGCCCTTGAGGAACGAGTCCGCGACGATGCAGTGGCGCTGGATCCAAGCCGGGACTATCCAGAGGGTCGGGAAGTCGACGACGTAGCGGTCAGCCGTCCGTGCCATCAGGCACGACCATGAACCGGTCCCTCAGATCAGGCTCGTTCTCAGGCTCGGCCTTCTCGGCGCGCGCCGCCGCGAGCTTGTCCTCAGCGACCTTCCAGCCGTTCTCTTTAAGCCCAGCTGGAGTGAGACCGATCTGATCGGCGAAGCGGTGGAGAGAGTTCTTGTCGGCGGCCATCGCCTTCTTGCTCTCGCACACCACGGCGGTGCGGACCCACATCGCAACCGAGTGCCAGCGCCAGGGCTGGATGCTCCAGGCCGCGGCTTGCGGCAGCGTCCAGACCCAGGCCCAGAGTGAGGTTTCGCGCTCAGACTCGCTCGGGAGCGGGAAGTCGGGGACCTCCCCGGTGAAACCTTCCGCCGGCAAGGCGGTCAGGACTACGCCTCGGAGGTCAGAGCGGGCCGAGTCGGGATCGACGCCGGGGCCAGAACGATTACGAGCTCCACCGCTGGGCATTACTCGTCTTCCTCGGTGGCGCTGGCCTTGCGCATCTCTTCGAGGAGTCGATCTAGGTCCTCGGCTTCAGCCCTGAATGCATCCCGGGCTCGTTCTGCAGCGTCCATCGTCACTCCTCAGCCGCATTGCGCGACATCGGTGTCGGCTGACCTTGCGTCAGTCGAAGTCAGGTGAATCCAGCGAGGATCCGAGATGATCCGAGGCGGCAATTTCCGCCTCGCCCGGTCGGCATTCCACTCGCCAAGTAGGAGATCCCGCTTATCGCTGTTGCATGGGCCACAGCAGGACAGGATGTTGGTGATGCTGTTCGATCCACCTCGGCTTAACGGCACGACATGATCCGGGTCGGGCTGTCCGTCGACCACCTCGGCGCAGTAGGCGCAAGCCTTGCCGAGTGCGAGATGTAGGCGCATTACCTCGGCCCAGGTGTAGTGACTGGCCCAACCGTTGGCCTGCCCTCTGCGGCGGACCTTGAACGCCTTCGTTTTGCAGCGGCGAGAGCACATGCGCTGGGATTGCCGTCGAGTGGTGAACTCGGTGCCGCACCAGTCGCAGCCCACTGTGCGTGAAACCACTGTGATGCGAGCGCGCGGAGTGGCGTGAGCCGGAAGGCCAGCCATGAGCCGCACGACCGGGTGGCTCGGCGGCAGCATCTTCAGCGTCGGTTCGCCACCATTGCGGAACACATCCCGGCAGAGCAGAGAGCAGAAGCGGTGCGCGTACTGCGCGCTCGGGTGCTTGTTAACCACGTCGCCGCATTGGTCGCAGGTAACCGCCACCTTGCGATGCCGATCCGGCTGGTTGGCTTGGTTGTAGTGGGTGGCACAGAGGCCCTTAGCTCTAGCCATCCGATCGCAGGCCGCTTCGGCGCACGGGGTCTTGCTGTCGCGATGGGCAGCCTTCATGCACCGCTTCGTGCAGAAGATCTGCGTACGGTTCGGCGCGAACTCGGTCGAGCATGTCGGGCAGGTACGGTTGGCCATGTCGATCTCTCCAGAAGGTCGGCAAAGACCCCGGGGAGCGACAACTCGCCGGGGTCACTTTCTGTTACGAATCGGGAATCTTGAACTACTCAGACCAGGGAAACCGC